ATCATACGTGGCTTCCGCACGCCGGAAAATCGTGGTGTGAAAGGCAACGGACCAGCACTCGCTAACTCTGGAAAGACTCCTAATCTCAAAGTGCAACTACCGAATCCCGATTCCATACCGGGAAATATCGTAGTGCGCTCAGGATTCGACCCACTGCAAGCCTATCAGAACGAAACTATGGGAACGGGAGGTATGATACACCCAGATTTAGGTGCCGACACAATAGGCCATCTTTTCGATAACAGTGTAGCAGGGCCAAGAAAAGGGCCGACATACGAAGACCATAATTGGGAGAGAATAGACCCCATAACATTCGATTCTGAAGTAGGAGCATGGGTAAATAACGAGCCACTACATACGTCCTACGAATTACATGATAGGACTCTATTCTTCCATGTCTGTAAGATGGGACACAGTCACACTCACCGCTATCCTACAGTGTATACGCACTCTGCAGGCTTGGCAACTAATACTCTAACAGCAAGTTCTTGGGATTCAACGACGTCGATATTGACTACTAACGCAACAGTGGATAGAGATATTTACGCTGCTGAAGTAGCAGCCACTGCTACCATCACCATTACAGCCTTCACTGAATTGAATGCTGGCGACAAGGTAAACTTGATTGCCATCGATGGGACTAACTACAACTTTGTGCAGGGTGACCAGAGTTCTGTTAATGGAACATTTGAAGCCACTACATCAAATGAGGCAACTGCGACCAATTTAATGAATGTAATCAATACTTCATCGGGGCCATCTGGAACGAGATTTACTGCTACGGTGCTTGGAGCAGTTGTAACTGTGACTCAAGCAACGGTAGGTAGAGACGGTAACACAACTGTTACTCTTACAGATAGTGGAACTGCTGGTATGACTAAGACCAATTTTACTGGTGGTGCAAATTGTAGTTTTGGTAGTAAGGAAACTAAAGATGGTAGAGGATTCATCAGACTCTACAATTCATCTACTGAAGAAAGTGTAGTGGCTTCCTATACCGGAATAAGTGGACAGACATTTACTGGTGTTGTAGGGGATGTAGATTTTACAGATTTCATGGCGGCTCAGACCATTACAAATCTCAGAGTTGTTCCTTCCTATTATGTCCCCGGTGGAAGCACGCGTTTCTTTGCGTCAAGACGCTTACGTGACCATGCTGAAGTATCTGGAAATTCCCCAGATATGGCCCATACGCGCTATTTTGCCAGCGATACGATAGCATACAATGCATACAGTAAACCAAAGATGACGCCTATGCCATATCCCAGAATGGGACATCACTTCATCACACCTACAATGCCCATGCTGCCCGGACACTGGGCTCATCCTGCATATCAGAGTCTGTATAATCGTCATCTTGCTGATTACAACATGAGTGTTGGATTCACAGATTCCACTCGTTTCAACGAACACACCACTGCAATTAACAAGAAATCGGGTATCAACAATTCTATGGTAACGCAATATGGCGGAATAGAAAGCACGTCACTGCAAGACAATACTCATCCAATGGATGCTGAAATCAACTTCAGTGGCATAAACGCAGCACCTTCTGGACCAAGCGATATTCATGGTGGAGCATTCACTTTGATGTTTGAAACAGGCTTGAAGTATGACGGTTATGGTATTTTGGCTTCTGCTGGGTCATTAGCGGGTGCAGTGAACAAAGCGGGCGGACATAGCATCGTTCTCGAAGCCGCAGCCAACTACACACTCGCAAGGCATTTCCCAGACCCTGCTGAAGTTGGAGCCTACCAAATCATCATACAACCAAATCTGTTCAACAACCAACTTGTTGGTTTCCACAACAACAGCACTACAGAACTTACCAGTCAGCAAGTAAACACAGTGATAGGCATCAATGAGAGCACTGCAAAAGGTGGGCTAACATTAGTTTTAGCAAAAGCCACACAAGCAGATGTGCGAGGTTGTGAGGTATTCATCAATGAGGCTATGCTTGATGTCAATCCTGATTTCGGTAGTCAATTCACAAATATACCTCCACTAATGCTTCATAATGCACATGGAATACAGATGACGGAGTCTCCTGCATTCACAAGAAGAGGGTTTCCTTACTCAACTATGTTCTCAGACTCTTCACCGGGTCACACATTACACATACCATGGTGGAGTATACTTCACAAGAACGGAGTGCCCGCGTCCAACTTCCGAAAACTATCGCAATATGCACCAGATGATTACTTCATGTATTCAAGAAATGGGTTTGGAAGTATAGGCAATCAACAAACTATCAATGGATATACCTCAACATACCTTGACATATACTCTAAACTACGACAAATTGTCAGCCTTAATCCAAAATGCATTGTTGAATCCTTCAATACAGGTGGGACAATTACCGTAGACAATGCAAATCTATTCCCATTAACCTCTCATTACGCTCAGGAGATTGAATACACGGCAAAGAATGGAGATATCTATTCTAAACCGTATACAAAGAGAAGCGGTAATGATGCTGCAAATGTGAATGTGCCGAATACCATCTATTTGGCTGCTAAATCGGGTTCAGATAATTTCTGGGACAATATATACGATGGTGCAGAACTACGATTATCACATTCATACAATACATTATCTGCAAGTAAACTACTTACAGATAGAAAGAAGAGTGTATTTGCGAATATACTACCAGATATAGTGAATGGTAATCGTGATACATATTCATCTCATACACCAGATGCTTTCCTATGTATGTGGCATCCTAATTTAGGAAGGCCAAATACGTATTTCTCAGATAGTCGAACTACTTGGGGAAGTGTTGCTGTGGATAAAGCATCGTATAATTCAATACCAGAACACTTTGAGACTATACATTATCATGATTTTACACATGCTATGAGTGCCGGACCATTTGACTTCCTAATTATGACACCTAACATATCGAAGACAGGAGAAACAGTTGCCGCTACAACTGGCACTGACCATCAAGCGGGAGGAACCGATGTAATGTTGAGCGGTTTTTGGCCTTGTGGAAGTCGTGGCGGCCCTCATGTCAGCAAACTTGACCTTTTCAGTTATGCAAGCGCATCTTGGAATGTGCACAATCACAGCGATGGAAATCCCAATTTCACTTCCAGCGACCTTCGAGAATGGGTAGATAGCGATGATGACGGCAGTTATTCTGTCTCTTCGGGCATCACAACGGCCGCTATGGGCTCTTCTCGAAGAAAACCGTATGGCTACCGTAACGCTATACGTCAAGCCTGTAACAGGCCTACATACGGTCTCAGTCCGACCAGAGCAGTCTATGAAACAAATCCAACCGGGTCTGGCATCAAAACTCTTGATTATGACGCTGGGCCACTGGTTCAGACTGAAACTGCGACATGGACTTATGCAGGCGGTTCGGGACTTTCCAATGCGACTCATCCTACCACATATGTTGGAATTATGGAAAGACAGACCAATTTTACAGGAATGTTGGCTCAAGACCAAGCGGACTGGCAAGTGCGTTATAGCGACGGTAGAAGGATGACCAGACCCTTTGGGACTCCTGTGAGAACACTAACCAATAACGCAGGAACTCAAAGAGACTGGTGGGGAGATGAAGTGGCTATGGACAAAACAAGCCTATCTGAGGCCTCTCAGTATTATCTGGTGGATTGGTGGGGCAACGAGCGAGGAGAGGATGTAAGGCGTGCTCCAGTGCGTGGATTCGGCATTAGACCGGCATGGGACTGTGGTGACGCTTATGAGAACGATAGAAGGAATAGCAGAAGCCCATATCGGAGAATTTGGAATAATGCTAAACCAATTTTCAATATGAAGGGGGTGGCTAACTTATCTAACGGCAATGTGAGCGTGACGACTACGATACCGAGATTCGGTGGCACAAACAACGATGTGAATCTACACGCAACTAACACAGGCCATGATTTGGTAGATGTATTTGCGCCAACTCACTCTATGCGTGTAGGAGATATGGGTAATGGTCGCGGTGTGCGTTATCCAACGCGATTTAATGAGGATGTGCTTACTGAACTTTCGGCTCCTATCCATAAAACGGGTGTAGTCTTGAGTCATAATACTGCTGAACCTCTCTTCGGAGATGGTTTGCTACGTCCCCGTAACGCTATACTGCAAGCCGATGAAGTCAAGAGGGGGATTAGTGCTAAATTAGCGATAGACAGTAATGGGTTACTGAAGCCAGAGGCTGTCGCAAGTGATAGAATTGAAGAGTTTGTAGGCGTTTCTCCTCACAAGGATGCAATATCAAGAACAAGTCCCAGAATTGGAATAGACGCTGAAGTGACTGAAGGAATAGAGCAAAATCACATTGCTATCAATACTGAGGCACATAGTCTTCATACAGACAGAAATGTAGGTCAGCGCGTCGTTCTTCATGGTGGATTCCAAGTTGGAACTAATACGATAGCCGATGTCGATTACACAGGTGGCGCATTTGGAAGACAGAATAATGGCTCTCCTGTAAGTGCAGTGCATCGCTATTCTCACACTAACGCATTCAGACCCTATGGCGGTTCCTATGTGTTAGATGCAAGCAACTATGCTGGATTGTTTGATGATACGAATTGGGGAGTGGCTTCATTGACGGGAAGTAATGATACGAGCAATCCATATCAAGATGCAGATGACTACACCTCAAAATCAGTGAGAAACAACGAAAAAGACAAGAATGTAAAGTTCTTACTTCGACCAATTAGAACCTTAGACTCTAAACATACAGAGGTATATCGCATTCATAATTCAATTGTTACTGGCACTCCTCAATACGACCAGAATTACCTCTTTGCATCATCTGGTGGAAAATATGGTCTCTTTACGTATGAAGTTAGTAATGGAAGAGCAGCCACTGGGAATCTGGCATCTGGAAGAAGTTTACCGGACGGTAATGGGCCTTACTTGCCAGTATTCGTATTCGACCCCACAGGGGCTTTCACGGCACCAACGAGTTTCGGTCCTAAACTACCCGGAACAGAAGTTTCTGGATTCGACAAGGAGAGTCTAAACTCGACAGTGAGTAGATTAGTCATTTCTGATAATACGCTACAACATCATCGTTCCGATGCTCCAAGAAGGCGGCAAGAAGAAGACACAGATGACGAAATGAAGCGAATGGACTTCTCTGTTAAGCCAAGATTTAGTCAAGCGTTGCATTCTAAGGGGCACAAAGGGGACATTTCATTTAGCATCACGGACCATAGTGGGGATGGAGCATGACGCTAATACAATCTTCCGTTGGTCGTTTCGATACCACTCTTACTTCAGTAATGAACGATGTTAGACAGCCTGTATTCGTAGATAACGCAGTTCATTATGCCAAGATTCAGCCTCAAAGTAGCAATAAGAGCAAAATTACAATTGAGACAAGGAATGCTCAGAACTACGATTTAGCGACAGAAAAGACCTACACATTTGTAGAATCAGAATCTGGTATGCATATCACTCATAACGAAACAGATGGGCATTCATTGAAAGGCACTATCTGGACAGGAAAAGGGAAAGACACGCCTACATCTCTGATGTATGGTGTGAATAAGCCGTTGAATAGAATCATAGGAGGTAGTAATGAAAGCACGACTTCTGGAGTAAGGGTGAATGTAAGGAACCTGAAAGGTAACACATTGAAGGATTTAGGATTCAATGAAGAAACACTGCGCTTTGGTCAAATTATAGATGTAGGGTTGAGAACAACGGATTTGGCAATGAAACTGGGTAATTCTATCACTGGCACCATCACTGCTGTGACGATAGGCGAATCACCCACAATAGCGAACTTGGGTAAAAATAGAAGAAAGGTAAGCAATACGTATCTTGCTGCAGATTTCAATGGTGTTAATCTGCTATCTGCATTAAGATTCATCTCTCGTCATGATAACAGGATTTCGATATTCAATCGCCATGGTGCACTACAATACGTGCCATTCAACTTTTCAAACGGAATTAAACAACTAAATCCACAATTTAGAACTGGGAGTGAAGATAGAAGCCCAGTGGAAAATACAGAGAATCGAATTACTGTGCAGGGCGAGGCCATTGCTCTGAATGAGAAATTGATACTTACTATGGACGATGGTGCAAGACAGCAGGGTAAGTTCGATACAGACATTCTCGAAAACACCACACCAATATATGATGCGTCGATAAGCAGCGTGCAGAGTGCAAAGAAGGTCGCAAGACAGATATTGAAAGCAAACTCGATTATGAGAGGGGCTATTGTAACAAATGGACATCCAGATGCTTGGGATTTGAGACCGGGTAGTGTAGTTGAATATGGCAATAATATGTATGTAGTAATGGAATCAAAACACAAGTTGAGTAATAAGACGAGTGATTTTACATTCTTGACGTTAGATACTGGTATAGAGGGCGTATTACAGAATATCACAAGCGGTAGCATCTCAAGAGGTTCAATTGAAAATCCAGATAAAAGTAGTCAGATTGTGGATGAGAATCTTTCCTTCTTTGATTCATTGGATGTTTTCATAACACCAATAATCACATTAAGACAAGTGTCGTCTTCTGGGCTTATAATTGGAAAAAATGCCGAAAGAGGGAGAATCGGTAAAAACTACAAGCCTATGGGCTTGAACAAGAGTGCCGCAGTAATCATGCGAGGTGAAAGTTAATGCCAGCAAACGACCATTTGAAGAGATTGATGATTGATACGATTGCATCGAACATCAATGAGATGGTGATAGGATTCGATGGCACTCCAGCAACATCTGGCGATGGCTCTGCAGGTCGTCCTGCCGTTACCATCACTCCAACGGTAAAAGTGATTGATAATGCGACGCTTCTTGTCGAAGGAACACTCGGTATAGCAAATACATTCGATGAGACTTTGAAGGAAGTCTATGTCCAGTTACGCGGAGCGAGTGGTTTCACACCCATCACAAGGCATGTTTTCAGGCCAATAGTGAAAAGTGCAAATAACGAAATGAAGATTCAATTGATAGTAGAAGTGAAGTGAGTAAATGGGCGATAATACGAAATCTGGACATACAACGGGCCTAACAGATGGAGACTACATACTTTCTCCATCTTTCACTAATCTCTATGAGGGGCTTCATGGTAATGGAATCTTAGCATTAGAAGACGGGGCAGTAGGAGATGGTGATAGAAATACACCTGCGAATATGCCCGGCGCTATTTCTGCTTCAACCAATGTATTGACGATTAAGGGTGGATATGCTGTCATTGATGGCATCATAGTGCCATTCGGAGGAGGTTACGATAGCAATGCGCCCGATGATTATACAGTAACGCTTGAGAGTAGTCGTATAGAAAATGTTAGTGCAGGAAATACTCTAACAACAGCAGGTCAGTCTGTTCTTTTAGTAGTCTATGTCTGCTCTGATGGAAGTAATACGAAGAAGAACATCTATGTTGAGATGGGCACTCCTGTATCGAGTGGTTATCCTGTAACTCCAGAAGGATTCCTTTCTGACCCCAATAATTCACTCTCGTCTAAGCAAACTACGGTTCTTGGAATAGTGAAATGTGTTTATTCCAGTGGCACAGGCGATTTGAACATGACAACGGCAGGTGGGGAGATACTCGATAGGCGAACATTCCTTCGTCCATCGCCAATTTACATGACTCCCGTAAGCACAGGCGCAGTAGGAGCCACTGTTACGGATTCAAATCGCGTTGATATGCATACTGACTTAGATGGTATTCACGGAGGTGGAGATGAAAATGGTGCACTGACTAACAGTGAGTTAGGCGCTCTGTGGATGTCTTACAGTAATGCTGGGGATAACGTGCTTTACTTCAGTGGTAAGCAAGGCGGTGCGCGAAGGTCATACAGACTCGGTCCAGATAAACTTAGCACGAGTAATGCTTCGCAGACTTTCAGATTCGATGGGCCAAACTTCTTTCATGCTACGCCTACTGGTAACATCACACTAACGCCAAGTGGCACATTTCCTCCAAGTCATACGGTGACAGTAAACAACGCTGCTTCTGCTACTCACAATATAGCATTCGACCCGTCTGGTATCAATTCCACCGTTGGTCCTGCGTCAGCAGCAGTATTTGCATACAACGGCAGCGCATGGGTCAAGATATTTGCATCAAGTAGTAGTTCGAGCGCTTCGGGTGGCTCTACTGGTGATGTTCAATACAATGATGGGTCAAGCGGATTCTCTGGCGAGTCTGCCTTCACCTACAATGCTGGAGCGAACACTCTTACTGTAGGCGTAGTATCAACAGCAGGCCTCATTAGTGCGCCTACGGGTGTGCAATTTGGCACTGGCACGGCTACTAATCCGGGTTCAGCAACTACTCTATGGCGCGATTCTGATGATTCAAGATTATATTTCAACACCTCAAAGGTGCTTCTTGATGGGGATTCCATAGCCACCAATTTGAATGCTCTTTCTGCTGCTGCTGTGGATGTCGCCGCCGATTCGATTGGATTCATTGACGCTAACGACTCGAATAATTCCAAGAAAGAATCTATCGCTGATTTGGCTACTGCGATGGCTGGCACAGGCATTTCAGCATCCAGTGGTGTTTTGAATCTTGATGCCGCCCAAACGGGCATTACGTCAATAGGTCCAGCGAGTGGAACGCTTACTGTAAGCGATGACCTCACAGTCACTGGTGATTTAATTGTCAGTGGAGCAACTACTACATTGAACGTGGCTACGATAGACGTGGAGGATAAAAACATCAATCTCGGTAATGGCTTAGGAAACGACGCTGCCGTCGATGGAGGCGGTATCACTCTTGAATCATCGAGTGGCACTAACAAGACAATATCATGGGTCGATGCCAATGATGCTTGGACGTTCAATCAGCATATCTATCCGAGTGGAGGTAGTTTGAACTTGGGTTCCAGTAGCAGCAGATTTGCTACTGGGTATCTTACTGCTCTCAATACAACCACCATCACTGGAAGCGGAGATGTCACAATCGACACGAATGTGTTCAAAGTAGACGCTGCCGGAGATAAAGTCGGTATACTCCAAGCCTCCCCAGAGGCTACATTCCAAGTAAAGGAGACTGGTTTCGGATACGGCAGTGGAACTCTTGCAGCAGGTTCTAACAATGGCTCCACAGTAGTTAATGATGGGACTTCCTCTACGGGAATCATTCTTTTCCACAGTCAAAAGTTTAGAGCAGGGAAACTGCTTGTTGAAGTGGCTAATGAGGGAGACGACCCTGATTTCTCTACTGGTAGAATATACGAAACTGCAGAAATGGTCATCACACACAATGGGCGGTCAAATGCGGCTGCTACGGAAGCATATCTCACTACATATGGCGTAGTTACAAGCGGCGGAGGCACACTCCAAGGCGCATATAACGTCGCTATCGTGAGTGGGAATGTTGAATTACAGGTTACACCTACGGTGAGCAGCGATGATATCACCGTGCGCGTCTCTTGGCAAGCAATGACAATATGAGAGGGATAGAAAATGGGCACGATAAAAGATTTCAGAGTAAAGCAAGGATTGGTAGTAGAAGACGGCGATGTTACGCTTGCGAGCGACCATACTGTAAAAGCGGGGATATTCGATACGAATGTCGCTGCAGCCGGTGTTACGCTTACAGGCACGACACTTGCAGCCGATGGTTCAGATACCAATATCGACATCAATATCACCCCGAAAGGGTCTGGAGAAGTGAATATCACTAAGGTAGACATTAACGCTGGCACGATAGATGGTGCGACGATAGCCACATCGGATGTTACAGTTGGCTCTGGAAAAACCCTCGATGTTTCCGCTGGCACTCTTACTCTGGCTAACAATCAGATTAGTGGCGATAAAGTCGAAGGAGGAACAATCGCCGCTACTACAATTACTGCACTTACAACTGCTGGAATTACAGCGAGTGCGAACATAGATATCGGCGCTTACAATTTCAGAGCGGCGAGTATTACTGCCGATGGATTGACTTCTGGTCGAGTTCCATTTGCTTCCACTGCTGGTTTATTGACTGATGATTCCGATTTCACTTTCGCTACTGATACGCTAACAGTCACTAAACTCGGCGCTTACGAACAAGCGGGCGCAGTTGATTTCTCCGATGAAGCGATGACTAATGTGAACATCGACAGTGGTGCGATAGATGGCACGCCTATCGGTGCAAATAGTGCTTCCACAGGAGCATTCACGACATTCAGTGCAACAGGCACATCTACTTTGACTACAGTCGATATCAACGCTGGCACGATAGACAATACGGATATCGGCACGGCTACTCCAAGGTCGGGAGCATTCACGACACTCAGTGCGACCGGTGCTGTTACTACTGGCACTGCTGGCAGTGGCGTAGACGTCACATTCCATTCAGCCACTTCTGGCGACCATATGTTATGGGATGCTTCTGAAGAGCAATTGAAAATTATTGGCACTTCTGGTCAAGTTGCTTTGGATATTGATACTGGTAACTTCACAGTTGGTGCTTACGGATTAACTGATGGCGGTGCAGCAACTATCGCTTCAATGGCTGGTAATTGGACTAATGCAGGTAGAACTGTGGCTGATGCGGGTATCCTTACAACGGTAGATATCAATGGGGGCACAGTGGATGGTGCTACTATTGGCGCAAATAGTGCTTCCACAGGGAAGTTTACTAATCTTACAACAACATCTTGGGCTAAAGTGAATGGGACTGCGAGAGAAACTAACTCAATGTTTCAAGTCAATGGGCCTGCTTTATCTGGTTCCTCCAATGACACCACTATGAATTATGCAGAAGCCCGTATTCATACAGATATTGCTAATGATGATGTTGCAGGCGTCACATACAACGGAATGGGTAATGCCTTAGTCTTAGACCAAGCAGAAGATGTCCATGTTGGGCAAGGAATAGTATACACCCAAGGTCGAAGCAGCAACGGAAGCGCTTGGGCTGTGGGAAGACAAGCCAACAGAAGCAGTGGGACCGATGTATTCCATATCGGACATGTTGCTAAGGATTACGATGCCGTAGCAAGCGGCACCGAAAATCCTCTTAACATTGGAAAATATGTAATGACTCTGGACACTGGCGGCACGGCTAAGTTCAAAGGAGATATTATTCTTGATGATGGTGGTAGTCTCAAAGAAGCGGGCGGAACTGCGGCTCTTACTTTTGATGCTTCGGGGAATATAACCAAGATAGGTCAAGACTCTCCGAGCGATACCCATGTCTTGACTTGGGACAACAGCGCTGGATATGCTGTTTGGTCTGCTTCTGCTTCAGGCGCAGACGGAATGGGTAGCGGATTTGTCTTAGAAGATGGGGACGGCACAGAAGTCACAATTGATGAAGACAAAGAAGTGAAGTTCATTGATGGTAATGGATTAAAAATCAATTGGACTGATACATCAACAGGCTCTGACGGAGACCCATACGACCTAACTTTCTCTTTGGACATTGACGGAATGACCGACATCGGTGCAGGACTTGCGAGTGGTGATTTATTCATAGTCGATGATGGCGCAGGTGGAACCAACCGAAAGACAACAGTGGACAGGATTGCTACGCTATTCGCTGGCGATGGTATTACTGCTTCCAGTGGCGTGATAAGCGTAGATGCCGCACAAACAAAGGCTACCAGTAGTATGACCAGTAGCACTTCACGCACAATTACGACTCCTTTACTGAGTATTGAGAGTAGCACGAGCACTAAACCTGTGGTTCAAATTAAGAATACTACTAACGACCAAGATGGTCCTTCTGAACTGCGCTTTGTAAAGGATAAGGGAGCAGCAGGTGCCGCAGGAGATGTAGCAGGTGCAATTACCTTTTACTCCGACGATGCTGCACAAAATAACCAAGCCTTTGGAAAGATACAGACAAAGACGACAGCAGCAACTGCTGGTTCAGAAACCGGCGAGATAGGTCTCAGTGTAGCGACATCCACAAGTGGCGCTCTCGCTGAAGTGCTTGTAGTCACAGGTGGCGCAACTGCCGCAACATCGACTGTTGATGTGAAGGGTCATCTCATCGTGCGCGGGACAACGACCACGGTGAACAGCACTACGATTGACGTAGCCGATACTAACATTACTCTTGGAAACGGTGTCGGAAACGATGCGGCAATAGATGGTGGTGGAATTACTCTTGAATCAAGCGGAGATGATAAGACATTCATCTGGGTGGATTCGACCGACTCATGGACTTCTAACAATCACATGAACTTGACTTCCATCAGCACTCCTGCATACAAGATTGCTGGCACATCAGTTCTCAACGCTACCACACTTGGCGCAAATGTAGTTTCTTCAAGTCTTACCACTGTAGGAGCACTCAACTCAGGTAGTATCACATCGGGCTTCACAAGTATTGACACAGGTTCAGGAGCAATTTCTACTTCAGGCACACTAACTGGTGGCGCGATTGTTGGGACCAGTCTGGCAGTTTCGGGCACAATTACTGGAGATACTTCACTTACTCTCGATTCTACTACACTTACAACCGCCGAGTTAGGAGTCTTAGACGGTCTTACAGTAGGGACTGTGGCAGCGAGTAAGGCTCTAACTGTAGACGCCAGCAGAGATGTAGCCACAATTAGAAATCTAACTTCCGATGGACAAGTGCAAGGCGCCACACTCAGCGCCGATGCAGTAGCCATCATAGATACAGCAAGAGGTAGTGGAGCATCAATTTCTGGCGCAACATCTCTCATGAACATCGCTAAGGCAACATACCGAGCGGCTAAAGTCTTGTATCATATTAAGAAGGACGATAGTGTAGATACAGATGCGGGTGAGATACTCATTACATACAACGGCACAAATGCCTTCCTAACTCACTACGCGGAAATCAGCACAGGTTCTGCAGTAGTTGGAACTTGGGATGCTACAGTTAGTGGCAGTAATATCGAAGTGAGATTTACTCCTACTGCAAACGGGGCTCATACATACAGTCTCTGCACAACACAACTCATAACCTGATGGATAGTGAAATTATGGTGATAACTTGGGAACGAAGAAGGATTTTGTAGTAAAGAAAGGATTAGTAGTAACCGAAGACATCACGCTTGATGACGGTGGCTCGCTAAAGGAGGCTGGCGGGACCGCTGCTCTCACCTTCGATGGCTCAGGGCACATCACCAAGATAGGTCAGGACAGCCCTTCGTCAGATGAAGTTCTGACTTGGGATGGAAGTAAGGCTGTATGGAGTTCAGCAAGTTTAGCCGCAGATAGCACTCCACAGTTAGGTGGCGATTTAGATGTTAATGGAAACAAGATTACTTCTGCATCAAACGCAGATATAACCATTGAACCGAATGGAACGGGCGACATTTTATTGTATTCTGATAAAATGGTTGTTGGTGATTCTTCTGCAAATTGGGAGATAGCACACCGAACTACTACTAATTCCCTTCTAAGGTTCCAATCAGGCGGTAATGTCCAATTGATTGCTGATGATGCTATCTATATCAATTCCGGTGAAGGTGGAAGTAATGCGTTAATCAGACTTAAAGCAGATAAAACACAGGTCGGTAATAGCAATGTAGACCATGTTATTACTACAATAGGAACAGGTGATTTAACTTTATCAACCAATGATGGAACTAATGCTGGAACTATTGTATTGGCTGATGGTGCTAACGGAGATATTAGTATCACACCTAATGGAACAGGTCAAGTAAACTTAGGTAATTTCCAATTTGATGCAGACCAATCGGTAGGTTCAGGCCAAGATAACTATGTTCTAACTTATGACCATGCTAATACTCAAATTGCTTTAGAAGCCGCAGGTGGCGGCGGCGGTGCTTCTGCTCTCAATGGTTTGACTGATGTATCAATGGATATTGCTAACTTTGCCGATTCACTTCTCATTCAACCCGACAGCGACGGTTCAGCACCCTCAACAGGAACATTGAGTAGTGCATCAGATAACATAGGTATTGGGAGAGATGTTTTCAACGCTCTAACAGGTGGAAGTGAGAATTATGTTATTGGTTCATTGGCGGGATATTCCATAACGAGTGGGTCTAAGAATGTTATAATGGGCAAACAAGCCGGAGAGGATATTACTACTGATACCGGAAACACGATACTTGGATATAGAGCAGGTCAAAATGCTACAAGTGATTACAATGTAGCAGTAGGTTATCAAGCATTACAGGGTAGTGGCTCAACAGCCCTTACAGGCGACCATAACGTAGCAATTGGCTATTCGACTTTGGTGGCTGTTGAAGGGGCGGCAATTGGAAATATAGCAATTGGAAGAAATGCTTTGAAGGATAGCACTACTGCGGATTATAACGTAGCCATAGGATATGATGCTGCAGATTCAATGACTACGGGCAGTTATAACACCGCAATAGGAAGGGGGTCATTATCCTCAATAACAACAACAACAAACAATACAGCAGTTGGTTATTGGTCGGGTGCAGGTATTGGTAATGGTGGGGATAACACCGCTATTGGCTACGATACATTAGGAACAACAAATAGCGCAAGCCAAAATACAGCAGTTGGGTCATCATCTCAGAAGTCTAATTCAGGTGGTAGTTATAACACATCTCTTGGTTATCGCACTCTTTACGGAATTACAAGTGGAACAAGAAACATAGCCATTGGAGTTCAGGCATTAGATAGTATTACGGATGAAACAGATAACATCGCAATAGGCCATGAATCACAGTATAATCCTAATGGTGGTGATAACAATATATCTCTTGGAAATTATGCTTTTACCGCAATTACGACAGGAGGCAAGAACACCGCAATAGGCCACGATGCTGGTAAGGCTACTACAACTGCTGGATATAGCACATACATGGGTTATCAATCAGGTTATTATGCTACAACGCAATATCAGAATACAGCATTTGGAGCGAATGCACTCTATGGTGCATCAGGAACAGTTACGGGTGGGAAGAATACAGCCGTTGGTTACAATGCTCTCAAAGTGACCTCAACAGGGGAATACAATTCATCACTTGGTAATAACTCACTTCTTGCTGTTAATACGGGTTCTTACAATATAGGTGTTGGATTCGGTGCTGGCGACAATATAACAAGCGGTTCAAACAATGTAATGATTGGTGGAGCAGATGCAGCAAGCGCAACAGGTTCAGACCAATTATCCATATCATCAGGAGATGGTAGCCCCGTTTGGATTACAGGTGATTCAAACGGTAATGTATCATTTAATCAATTAGCAGATGTTGTAGCAGTATCAAGCAATACAACACTTACACAAGCACAAAGCGGCTCGTATGTCTATTGGACGGCGGGAACATTGACTTTACCGGCAGATGCGGCAGTAGGAACACAATATACCATTTTCAATAACACAGGTGGTAGTGTTACCGTATCATTAGGTTCGGGCGATGCTATGGCTGGTTCATGGGCTTCTAATGCGGCAATAGCAGATAATGATGCTACGGCCTATGTCTGTGTTAATATCAGTAGTAGCGAAAGTCAATGGGTGCAGGTTGGAGCATGAGTTTCATAGGTGCTGTTGGGGTTGTAGCCCAACAAGGAAATCAAAGTGCTGGCGGCGGCTGTTTACAAGCCCCAGAAACTGTCTCAATGGCTACATCTTCGTCTGGTAACTATGACGATGCACTCATAGTATACTCCATAAATCTGGGTAGTAGTGGTGAAGATGCGTTGACCAGTAATAATGGGAATGGATTTTCAATGAATAGTGGAATGTCTACTGCCGAGATTGAGTTTGTTGTGGGCTCAAACTACAACGCTATGCTCAACAATAACAGTGGAGTCCTAAGATTCGGTTGTAAGGGCTACATACGAGATGCCAACACTCTAACGAGAGAAGCAACCTCATGGTCATGGGTAATGAAAAGCCTTACTTACGATGATAGCAATACAAATGCAGTTTCTTCAGCATCAATAGGCGGTAGTGCATCAACAAGCCAAGATGCTACTTCGTCTGGGACCGGCGAATATGCTCAAATCGCCCATGTTTCTGGTGGAAGGGGTTATCTGGGGTTGGGCCAATCGGATTACGTTCAATGGGATGTGAGAGCCAATGCCATTAACGCTTGCGGCTCGACCTTGGCAAACCCAGATATCCAGATAAAAATTACGTTCGTATGAGGTGTCAAATGATGAGTAGATGGGAAGTATCTGGAATACCCGATGGGGAAGTAGGTAAGTTTTCTATCAAGTCTTGCACTGAATCTTCCGGTCATGACTCTTGGCTAAATTATGTTCAAAATGCTAACATACCTGAAGGAACATATACTGTTCTATTCGAGAAATTTGGTCTATCCTATCTGAATATCATGCAAGACACTGAAAGAGAATATGGCGAACACGCATGGATGATGGATAAGATGGCTGGAGATGTATTAGTCGCTGGTTTAGGAGTGGGTATGCTCAATATCCCTCTATTGGCTTCGGATGCAAAGAGTATCACTATCGTTGAAAAGAATCAAGATGTGATAGATTTAGTTTGGGAACACTGTGCTAAGGACGGGCGCTTCAAACTCATTCATGCAGATATTAACACATGGAATCCACCAGAAGGCACATCTTGGGATATTGGTTGGTTTGATACTTGGGTAACTCACGATGAAAGCCTCATTGACTATATAGCCAGAATGCAGGACAGGTATGGCGATTACATAGGGCAAATGAATGGTTGGAATTGGGAATAGGAAGTAGTAAAATGGCACTAAGAATAGAATATGAAACGAATTATGGAATAACTTGTGAAAACGCGCACTGTATCATAATAGAGGCGAGAGTGAATAAAGATGTATACACCACTTTAGGTGAAGACGGCGTAACTTTCGTCTCGACGACATCTTTCGATGTCAATTATGGCGGCAAGATTTTCGCATCACTGTCAGCCTATAACGATGGGGCATCACCGATTGGTGGCTTCAACGGTTCGTTTGAGTTAGATGCGGCTGGCTCTAAGAATCAATACAACCTACTCAAGCAAGCCTATCTTGACTTGAAGACCAAAGACGGCTTCACTGACGGCGTGGATTGCTGAGGAGATATGAATATGATTGTGTGGTCGGCTTCGTGGTGTATGCCCTGCAAAGGACTCAAGGCATGGTTGGGCGTGAATCACCCCGATATTCCAATTAAGGATGTTGAAACAGAACATCCTCCACCGGGAGTAAAGAGCGTTCCGACACTTCAAGATGGGGAAGCATACTATTTTGGCACGACGGCCATACAGAAACGACTGGGGGAATTACGATGAAAACAAACAATTACCCATCAATTTGGGATTGTTCCTATTTTCCGAAGTAGCCACAACCAAACTCCCTCGACATCTAAACCAATATCGCTATCGTTATCGTCCATTGGTAGCCTCTTTCTGTAAGTTTCTTGCCTGTTGAACGGCAAAACGAATCTTCTGTGTGCTTAGTAAATGCCAAAATGTCTCCTTTTCTAAGCCGAAGGTTTCTTCCACTCTTTGACATAGTTCGTAGCGCGAGTTTACACGCAAGTCATCGTCTATCTCAAGACCGAGAACGGTGCTTGTTTCCTCGTCTGTATATTGGATTTTCTTATCCAGCCAGACATAGATATTACCCATTAACGAGATAAGGCGGCGAGCCAACCACTGAAACACGGTGTGAAAAATACACCGCCTCTATACTAACTTTTCTTCTCGAATGCAGTATCTTGCCAAATATGGCCGCACTCTTTACACTCCCATAATTGGATTTGCTTTGGAGTGCTACCTGCAACTCGCACATTTGAGTAGCCAGAATAACGCGCTACGAGAGAGCGAGGAATATGTTTGTATTCACAATTGCGACAGTGGACTTTTAGTCTCTCCATCAAACGTCCCATTCGTGCCACGCCCTAATTACTTCATGTGTAGGAATCCATTTTTTGCATTGTAAACATCTTGCATAATGAAAATCTGTTATTTTCCAATCTTTCTTTATGCAATCGCAATACTTGCTCATTGGAATCCCTCATTCCATACCATATATGGAGCGCATAAACGCATCCATGAATAAGCCGACATACCACATTCCGTAAACTAAGGTAAAGGACAACGCTCCCAACAACGCAAGTTCTATTACCAAATCTATCAACATTCATTCGCCTCGCTTGGCTATCATGTCGTCAATCTTGAGGATTGAGGTTGTGACTTCGGTTGCGCTCAGAACTGCTTGTCTAACCAACGACACAGGCTCCATTACGTTATTGTCTAACATCGAAACGATGCCCTCATGCTCTAAATCCGGCCCCATATCAGTTACGCCGTCTTGTATGGAGTGTCTGAGTGCAAGGATGCAGTCAAGAGGGTCTTGCCCTCCATTCTCCGCTATCGTGGCTGGAATTATCTCCAACGAGTCAGCAAATGCTTCTATCGCCATCTGCGCTCTTCCCGACACTGAAGCGGCTTCGGAACGGAGATGGGATGCCATAGCCGCGTATGTGCTACCGCCTCCCGGCACTACACTGTCGCCATTCTTCACCAATGATACTACACCGAGCGCATCATCAAATCCTCGCTCTATCTCATCGAGTGTAGTGGTGGTTGCACCTCGCAATACAAGCGTGGATTGGTCTGAATCAACCACTCCTTGCACGAAAATGTAATTCACATCATAATGTCGCTCTTTGTGGACCTTTGCCTGTGCGGCGCATTCTATGTCCGAAGGGGTCTGAGCCACTGAAAGGCCAAGAGTCGCTGAGAGCGCACGCATTGTGCTTTGTGGGAGATTTCTGATAGTGTGGACGTTGTTCTTTCGTAGGTAGTTTACCACGCTATCCAACGCGCCGTCTCTCACAAAGGCCAAACCTCCTTCCGGTAAGTGTTCGCTTATCTGCTTCGCTTGCTCCAACACTCCTTCATTAGTGGATGATTTGAATTGCGTATATCCCTGCATATCTAATTGGACAGTTACATTATCTTCTGTCTTCTGTGGTTCAAGCCCTCCATTCAAAAGGACAATGTGTAAATCTCCATCTATCTCGTCTTCAATGACTAAGTCCTTATTGACGATTGCCCCATTGAAAAGATACGAGTCCTTTAGGCTTCCACCCGGAAGACATAGCACCCTCACTTTGTCAGCATCTCCTGCCTTTTCCACTGCCGATACACACAGATGTGCTACTGCGTCAAGTGCCGCATCCACAGTTTTTCCGGTTATCGCCGTCTTTGCGACTGCATATTCGGTGTGGCTATTTGTATCAAGGGGACTATCACTCACATACGAGTGCTCTTTATTCTTCAAGGCAATTTCATTCATTAGGTAATCCACTGCCATAGTAGCAGCATCGTTGTAGCCCTTACATACAACATTAGGGTGAAGTCCTTTATTCAGAAGTGCAGCACTATTAGTCAATAATTCACCAGCAAGCACAACGGCCGTAGTAGTGCCATCGTAGCACAGGCTCTCCTGTGTTTGCGAACATTCGATTATCATCTTCCCTGCGGGATGACTTACGTCGAGTTCACGGAGAATTGTTGCTCCGTCGTTGGTTACGATGGTGTTCCCACCATCATCAACCAGCAATTTGTCGCGCCCAAGCGGTCCAAGCGTGGTCTTCACCGTTTTCACAATCGTCTTTACTGCCTCTATGTTGCTTCTTAGTGTCGTTTCACTATCTCCTTCTGTCATTTTTCTTCCCCCTGTAATCTTTCTAAGTCCTTTTCAAAGCACTCTTGAGTGCAATATCCCACTGTAAATCCAATCTCACTATTTGATGGAGTGTCGCAAACCCAACAGAAAAATAGTATATTGGCTCCTTCGGGAATAACTTCGTGTAGTAGGAATCCTTCATCATCCATTATTCCTCTTCCTCCGATGGATAGTCTTTTTTGATGGGGTTGGCATTTTCCGCTTCGGCTAATATCTCATATGTCTCCTTCAATGTAGCCGGTTTTCGCAAATACGGATAGCCTACTTCTTCTGCAAGTTTAGATGCCACCCTACTTATGTCGTATAGATTTCTTCCACCCTGTATCATGCTGAACAATATGTCTAATGCTCGCTTGAGTTTGTAGTTCTCGTCGTCTGTCGTATCGTCTATTTCGGGCAATTCGCCTCTTGGTTTGTATTCTACCATCCTATCTCAACCTCCACTATGTCTCCGGTCTCAAATGACCTTGACTTCAATACACCATTGTCTTTCCCATACTTGTATAGGTCATACGTTAGTTTGGCGTCTTTGAGGCAGTAATCGCATACTTCCTCATATTTTCCTTCTCTCCAGCCTATGGGCGCATCGACGCTTTTCATGCTCTTGCTTTCTCCCAAATTGTGATTGGAGAGTGATTGGAGAGATGACTCAAGTTTACCGTATGATAACGACGCCTTCTGAAAGAGTAGTTTAGTATCAATCACATTCTCAGATTTCTGCATTACATCTCCTATCGCCCAGCAGTCAAGCGATTGCTTAAGGACAGGAAAGTCGAATCCGATAATGTTGTGGCCGAGCATCCTCCCACCTTTCGCAACGTGGTTACTTATGTGGTCGCCAAGAACTCTTGGATGGAGGTCATGCGTTTCACACCCGTCGAGAGAGACGTCTGCTTTCGTGAATATGTGTCCTTCCGTTCCATTCCATGTGGCTACGACTGATGTGTCGAAGAGGGCTTTGTTATCCCAACCACCAATCTCCCATGAGTAATTGCTTGTCTCTATGTCTAATGCCATTATGTCCGTCATTCCTGCATCATCTCCCTTGGGTATGCTGTGCATATACATGGTTCGAGTTCATACTCTCCATCAACATTTTGATGGCATATCACACCGCGCCCTTTGCATTCGACGCACTTCTTATGCTTTCTTACTGACATTCTTGAACTCCTCCTTCAGTCGCACATACCCTGTAGTGCCATCTTTAGCATTATCATACAATTTCACTGCCCATTTCGCATAGTGAGCGTAGCCTGTGCCACGAGTGACTCCTGTTTGTGATAGGTAAGCGCCAATTACTCCGTTCTTTTTGCGCCATCCGTCGCCCTTGTTCCCAAGTTCCACAGACTCGGTGGCTTGGTAAGCCACTATCCACTTGTTCCTTTGTGTTGCTCTTTCAGCCACTTTCGGTCCAATCTCGACTTCGCCTTCAAGCCACTGTATGAGATTCTTGAATAGGTCATACAGAATCTCCGTTGCCATATCCACGTGGTCGCCCGTCACAATCCATTCATCATCCAGCATAGCCATGTGCGTCGATAGGATAGCCGTGTAGTTCTCCATAGCGGGTATGAAGGACGCCACTACATCGCTGATGCCCGGCCCTAATCCATCCATCAATTCGTAATAGTCGTCTATCGAACCAGCAAGTGCGGCATAGAATGTTCCTTCATCTGCACTGAACATCTCAGTCATACAATCCTGTAATATGGTTTCTTGCTCCGCTCTCGACATAGCATCCCATTCAACGAAGGAGGTTTCCGTGAGTTCAAGCACCTTGTCTCTTAATCTCTTTTCCAATGAGACGAAGTATTCCACTATCTCATCGTAAGAGACTTTCATTTTGGGTATACTCTTGTAGCACTTTTCCGCTCTCATTTGACTGACGTTCTTTCTTCTATCCATGCTCCAATTAGACCAATATAGCAGAACTCGTTGGAAGATTCCTTTCGTCAGCACATATTCCTTAACGCCGGCAGGTGGATATGTGGTAATCCACAGTGATACCAGCGATTCAGTTTCAATTCGTCCTTGTTTGGTGTGCTTGACGAGTATGTTGTTGTTGCTTCCAACAGGGTTGCACGCCGATTGCAGATACAGAACCGTCTCTTGGCTATGCTTGTTTGGATTGAGGATGATTGAACCCTCATCGAAGTTCAACGCCTTTCGTCCGTTCAAGAAGCCTTCCTTCAATTCGACTTCCTTGTTTCCATCCACCAATGTTTCCTCGAACCCGCCTATCAATCCTGCGTCAGTTCCTGTGGTATAGAGGTCCGTAGGGATTCCCACGTCCTTCAATACGTCGCCTACGAACTCCCATGCAATTGACTTGCCCGTTCTGCTTGATTGAATCCAAAACGAATGCACACGCGGGTCCAAGTGGGTTGCCCCCCAAGGTATACGCACGTATGGCACTGCTAATTGGCCCTGCACAAAGAAGAACGATAGCATCGCTGGTATATCGTTGTCCATTGATATGTTCCCAAAGTGCTTGACGTAGCCGTCAAACACGGAGAACTTCTTCACTGCTTCATATTCACTTGCTTTCTTCATTTTCTTTTCTCTCCCCTTTTCTCCTGTCCGAGTATTCCTCTATTCCGTCTATACACTCGTATTTAATTCCCCTTGTTCAGACATTACTTCGGAATAATCGGATTTACTATCTTCGTTTAAATACCAAATCAATTGAACACCTTCCTTTCGACGTGAACAGGAGATTCGCTGGTTAATGCCTTGATGATTTTCTTTGCTGACTTGTCGCCCAACCCTTTCACCTTCTTGAGTGAGTCTAAGAAAAGCATCTCTTCAATAGAGCCACATTCCTTGAGTAATCTATCAGCCATGACTGAACCTATGCCGGGTATGCACAGAAGTATGTCCTTCCGCACATCGTTTGTGCTGACCCTACGTATTCCCTGTGCGCCATGTTGAGACGCTGGCTTGTGGAGTTTGTTGTGTAGTTTCACCACGAATGAGGCGGCTTCACTGACGTTTGGAGTAAACAAGACTTGGCAGTCAAAATCTGCCATAGTGCGCGCTATGAGTCCTACCATCTTACTTTGGATGCGGCTGTATGAATGCTTCTTGTTCATTTTGACGTAGGCTGATATACTGCCGTGTATCAATAAGAAGAAGCGTTCGTAATTAGCATCCATGTTATCCAATTGCTTCCACAGGTGTCCGGTGTCGCAAGAATGGAGGAAGTCGCTAACCGATTTGGCTTCGATGCACGCTGCACCTAACAGGTAGTCGCCAACCACAAGCGTCTTTCTTTCAACACACAATCCTGCACTTTCGGCCTTGCGTATCACGGATTCGCATAATTTGCCTCTCTCGTTGGTGTCTATGAATAAGTCAGTCATCTGTTCACCTCCTGTGCATCGCACACATATTCCTTTTTGATTCGGGAAGACGTCTAAGTTTGCACCTCTTCCCTTTCGCAGTTATGGCGATGCAACGGTCTTCAGCCTTTGGATTATTGAAACAAGGCTGGCATAATTTTCTGAATGAGTATTTTCCATTCGCTTTTCTTTGGGGGTTCCTATGGCTTAACTTGGCGCCACATTCGCTACACTCTCTCATAGCAAATCCTCCGCAGTTCCATCGTAATACTTGCATTTACCTGCACACAGGCCTTCTTGCATCAAAGTTTCACAACGTGCGTGAGCATAACCCTTGAACACTATGCTCTCGACTTGGGTTCTCGTTATGTTTTCGTTCCAATCGACCCATCCTTGCTCCGAGCATATCTGCACAATCTGCTCAACGTGATTCGGCAAGTCTTCTTTCGGCACATTATCAATCGGAAAGAACCAACGAAGCCTGTCTGCGAGATAGGATGCGAGATGGTATCTCGCTCTATGTGTTGGATTACCGGCTCCAAGAGCCGCTTGGGCTATACAAGGCAGAACCTTGATTGAGCCTAACGAGACTGTGGGTAAATCAGATACATTCTTTCGCTCTTTTTTGCTAAAGGCATTATTCTTCTTAGGCAGAATGAGTTTGAGTGGTTTGCTTCCTTGAACGATGTAGCCACGTCTGTAATCCTGAGCCATTTCGTAAATGGCCTCAAAATCTAAGGACATGAGTTCATCACTTTCAATTGGTATAACCCAACACCCTCTTTTTGCATTGTAGGAGTTAGGGATGCGTATCATTCCCGCAAGGTCGAATGCTACAGTAGGGTCGTTGCATGAGAGGTTGAGGTTATCATGCCAGCGCTTCATTAGCCTCCTTCCGGCACTTTTGATTCTCGTCACCTCCAATCCGTCTATTGGTAGGAATGCTTCAGACAAAGGAATATAGATGTGAAATCCACCTCCTGTAAAGAAGATGTAGTGTTGGTAGTCATTGTCCAATAGGTGTCTGTGAAGGCGTTGCACTTGTTCTTGCATGAAGGAGAAATCAACATCAACACCTCCATTCTTGAAGTCCTTGCAGTCAAAGTCCATTACAAAGTGTCTGACTATTGCAGTATTGTATTCGACTCTATGGTGCTTGGGCGCTTGGGTGCTTCGATACCCATATGCAGTGTGATACGCATTACCAGACCCGTTCTTCCCTCTCCAATACTTTTCCAACGCTTCCCAATCGCGGACGATATAACGCCCTCCGTGCTTACCGCTCGAACTTACTTCAAGGACTTCTCTTGGGAAGTCGCGTATCAATGACGCAAACGCCATATTACTCAGCCATATCCTTGTATCTTCGATGGATTTTTACTGCTAAGGACGCTGGCCCTTCGGGAAACAAGTTCTTCTCAGTATACGTAAATGCGCGCTTGTCTATCACAACGTCAAGAACGTGAAAATAAGGAACTTCTGCGTTCTCTTCGGTGTAGTAATCAAGCGTCATCTGCTTGGTTAATTGGGCCTTGAAATCTCCCGTTCCCAACATACCGTAAGTTACATTCACTTCCATGTTCTCATCTTCTCCTTTCAACATCTCAGACAAAATGTCTGCCGTTCTATTCACTTTTTCTTTCAGTTCATTCTTCTTCATTCTCATATTCGTTTTCTCCTTCATTCATTCCCCAAGCCGGACACAGTTCCATAAACGAACAGTAAGAGCAATTTGTCATTGTCTCTCCGTTGGGTGTTCTCCATTCTCGTATTTTTGGTTCAAATGAATCATATAGGTGTCCTTTCACAAGGTTCTGTAATTTCCTCATCGCAGTTCGAGGGGCGAATTGCGTCTTTCGTGTTCCAGTTTCTTCTAATTCCCATTCGGCCCTATCGCCGCCATTCACATATCCTCTTGGGAACTCCCAAGCCCAATGTGTGATAGGGAGAAAATCAGTGTATTCTCCTTCTTCAAGCATCATTCTGTAAATCTGCATTTCCACTCTCATCTTAGTGGCAGTCTTCTTCTCTCGCCATTTACCTGTCTTAAGTTCCATCAGTATGAAGCCGCCCTCTCCATCCGAGAAGATGGTATCAATGAATCCTCGAAGATGGACAGGATATTCTTCGCCATCCACTTCCACCATAACGACGCCGTGTGCTGATATTTCGTTTCCAACGGGTGTCCAATTTTCTCCATCTGTAATGAGAAATCTATCCCACTGCCAATCAAACCACTTTCGTATGACTACTTCTTCTCCAAATTGGTATGGAAGCGGAGGTGTCGGTATTACCTGCCACAGTAAGTCCTTTGCGAGCATCTTCTTTCCTTCTCTCATAAGCACGAGGGCTTCGGGAATCTTTGCTCCTACGTTATCCCAGAAATACTCGACTATGCTATGCACGTTCGTTCCACGAATCATGTCATCGTTTTCCGGTTCGGAGAGACGATAGATATTCTTGAGTTTGTATTGATGAGGACACCAATCATAGTCATTGATAGACGATTTACTTGCCCTCAGTATCATATCCTTCATGTCGGGTGTCCAATTATAGCACGACCTGTTGTATGATTCAAGCAGTTCCGGCGTATGCGCTTCAGTGCGCCGCTCAAAGAAAGCCTCTTCATTCGGATTAAACTTCATTCAGAACACCCCTCACATCTCATATTGGTGAATGGTTTTCGACAGTTTGGACAAGTAGGCGTTCCGTTCACCATACAGGTTGTGGTAATACCATGCCATCCACATACGCATTGAGACAACATCATATCCACCCAAATAATTTCGCTACTACTATAACGCTCAAGATTACATTCACGAAACCTACGATAGTTCGTGTAAGAGCAAGGCTGCCCACGTGTATCTCAGACCACTTGTCTATATCTTTACCATTCATTTCAATCACCAATGCGTCTTGGGCTTTTGTCTCCCAATTGCCTCTCCAATATCCCAATCCAAAACCCGATATATGTTCTCAATTTTCTTTTCGATAAACTTCTGAACACACACGGCATAATCAATTTGGAAATCCTTGACTTCTGTCGCATCCCTAAATCCAACGACAAGAGTCGGGGGCATATCTTTGGGAGTTTGTAGCACATAGCACCACTGTGGGCTTTCTCCGACCCTAAAGGGATTTTTAGGGTTGATATGGTCATTGTAGTAGTATGCCCCTCTCACGGCCATAGGCGGCGTTCTCTTGTATTCTGCTTTGCCTATTTTTCCATACGGTGAAAGCGCATCCCACGTCCAATTTCCCGCAAGAACGTCAAGTGATATTTTTCTAATCGCCTTCGTAACTTCTTCTTCATCTGCTCCTGTTCCGACTAAATCGAATATCTTCCCTTGTATCGTCTTTGTGAGTGGAGATACGCTGGAAGCCTTGTATGAAAATCCTGTTACTTTCAATTGCCCCTTCTTTTCGGGAGGCCAAATCATAAATCCGAAGTTTTGATTCTTCACATCAGCAGTTAGCCAATAGTCAAAGTAGGCTTCTAACTCGATTTCCATCATGGGAAGTTCGTATCGAGTTCTAATGATTTTGTTGAGGCTCTTGAGGTGAGCGTCTATCTCATCGAATGGAATTTGAATATAACCGGAATCGGTGTGGCCTGCGAGAGCCGTATAACCAGCCTTCTCACTTTCCAGCAGAAGGGTGTTGATGCACTCTCTTCCATAGTAGGTGATGGTGCGACCCACATCGGGGTCTATCCATCCACCACTCACTTTCTTCTGAGACATATAGCCATAGATTGCGTTGGTTGCGACTTTAACGGCAGTCTGCAATAAATCCCATTTGAGTTTCTCGTCTTCGCTCTTTGCCGCTTTCATTTTCTTCTTGTAGTCTTGTCGCAGTTCAAGCATACCCGAAATGATGGCTGGAATGACGCCTATGCCCGATGCCTCTTTTCTCCAATGCGTTCCGTTTCCAACGCTTCGGATTTCTTCACCGCCACTTTTCTGTTTTGTCGTTGGGCATAGATTCGCATCCACGCAAATCTGAGGATACATGGACTTGAAGTCAATACAGGCGACTCCTTCGTGTCGTCCACCAACAGTTTCCGGCACATCTGCACCATCATATTGGTCGCGTTGGTGGTAGTGAGTGGTGAGAGCCTTTATGTCGGTATGACGAGAGATACGCCCTCTTACAAAACGAGATACGTTGCAGGTGCTTTTGAAGACGACTCCACATTCTTTCTGCATAGCCAAATGGTAAGGTATCGCATTCACCTTTTCAGCACAATGCCTCAATAGTGTAGTATCGCGCACACAGTAATCAACGAACTCATCAAAGTTCTCAACCCACCATGTAAATACATCAGCATCCATCTTTTCTCCTTGCTCACCTAACTCTTTGGCTAACTCTAAATCTTCTGCGATGGTTGCGAGTTTCTTGTTTCTGAATGTTCCACGTCCATTCTTCTGCCAAACTGCCTCCAATCCGCTTCCTGTATTCCACGCGAGCGCAGTGTCGTAAACGAGCCTTCCTAAAATTGGTTGAGCATTATCGTGGTAGCCATCCTTTTTGCGTGGCCTTACCGTTTGCCCCAATGGACTGAGTTTGTCTGCTCTATTTCCTAAACGCTCAACGAGTTTAGGCAAGTCGGCCCAATAGATGGCGTGCGCGATGAGAATGTCGGGGTTGCACTTATTCAAGTGCTTAAGAAAAGCGTCGAGCATTTCCTGTTCGCTTCCATAGAGGTATCTATCATATCCTCCTTCTCTTTCTATGTGGTCTATGGTGCAACCATCTTCCTTTTCTTTCCAAGCGAATACCAATGGTCGATTTCCCATAGTGTCGTCAATCGAAATCATGGTAATTGCGCCTTCATGTGGACACCCTTCGGGTTGCCATTCCATATCGAAATACCAAATTCTCGGATGAAAGTCCGGTATGTTCTTGTTGTCGGGGTAAGCATGAATAATCAATTGGTCTGTGTAAGGCATATCTGCCTCATAAGTCTGAATCTCACTCTTAATGTCGTAAAGGTGTATTGGATTAGGCACGTCGAGACGTATCAATGATGCTTTATCTATCCCTTTCGCCTTAATATCCGAGCGCACCTTAACGCCCGGATAGCGTGCAGTCAAACGAGACAATTTCTTCGGATGGGTGTTCTCCGCCACCCAACAATGTGGGGGAATCCAAAGCGGGTCATCAATGTCGGAGTTTTCGTTGGGATTTATCGTGTGTTCGATTATTTCCCCATCTGCTCCCCTATATCGGTAGTAAACGTGTGGATAACCAACGCCTTCCCACTCGTCATCGGGATAGTAATAGTCAATTATCATTGAGCGCACTTCCTACACAATAGTATCTGATTTTCGTTAGACCACAAAGGCCCAATCTTGTGGCACTTACCACAACGTCCGATTTCCTTACTCATGCTGGCTCACTCCTGCTGGTCTATGATTATCAGTAATCTCTTCAAGTCCGTTTCGGTCTGTTCTATCACAAGCCCACTCGCATCACCAAAGTGAAAACGACACGTAGTGCCGCTATCCACTAAGCCAAGGCAAGGGAGCAACCATGGACCGAAGTTAGACTTCACAGTCTTGATACCTTTCTTCTCAAGAGTTACATCAGTGACTGTGCTTGATGCAAATATCTTGGCATCGTGAGTCTTACCCGCAGATGCAGAAATCTCTTCGTTCTCAATGTCCATTGTAACACTATAATCTGCCCCATATTTAGTAACGATGTTCTTCAACGAAGCGAGTTTGAGTATCTCGCTCATCTTCGTTCTCCCATGCACTGTGTAGGTATCGGCGCCAAACGTCTTCCACTTGTTCCCCTTAGCCTCCTTCACGAGTTTGGAGTAGGTCTTGACTAATTGCTGGCTTTTGCTATCCGACACAGGAAGCGACAGTTTGAACGAGCCGCTTGCCAAGTATAGCGTGTTTCCATTCTTCACCTGCTTTATCGTTACATCTCCACTACACTTCTTCAAGAAGGCACAGGCTTTAGTGAGGTCTGAGAAAGTAAGTGGGCCTGCCTTTGCTTTAGCGTCAGGGTAGGCACGAGATACATTGAGGAAGAAGGTCTGATAGCCTGCGCTATAACCGATAGCGTTTGGCGTTTCAAAGACGTTGATTATTAAATCACTAATCACGTCGCTGAATTGACCTAAGTGGGCAAGCCACTCCTTGCTATCAAGCGTTATCTGCGCCATCTGCGTTCACCCCATGATATTCTTCAAGAAGCGCATCGAGTTTAGGAGTAGTGCTACCCGACCTCGTCAGTCGTCTTTCACTACAATACTCAGACAGTTTTGATGCGAGCGTTTGCTCTCTCGTTCGTAGTCGCTGAATATAGATGACCGCATCCATGAGTTCGTGTTGCAGATGCTCCAACCACTCATCATGCGTGAGGTCATCACGCTCCATTGTAGCGCCAGCGTATTTGTCGGTGGCTTGCACCTTCTTCGCTCTTGCTTGTATGATTGCGCACACTTCGTCTTCCACTTTGCTCATTCAATCACAGCCGCTCAAGTTCCGGCAGACCCATGAAGTTAGGTTTCTCGCCCTGTCTCGTTGTTAGAATGGTTCTCCGTTGCCCTTGTAGCGTGGCGTCAGTCTTGCTCTTCTCAAAGGTGGCCGTGAACGTTTCGCCTACGACCTTCCCATCCTCAACCTCGTCCTTGCGACGACAGTGAACAATTTGGAACATATATCCAGCACTGCTCTTCTCCCATGCGGGTGCGCCATCGCTCTCAAGCATCTTACCGCCTTTACCGTATACGTCCTTCATGTGTGTTTCCCAAAAGACTCTCACGCCTCTCTTCACCAAAGCACGACAGACGGCAGTCAATTGGTGGAATCGAGTAACTCTAATAGCCCAATCCCACTGCTGCTGCACTCTTTCGTTAGAGCCTGCACCACGATTGTCTGCGGCCTCTATACCATCCTTAGAGAGTCCTAAGTCTTGTATTCTCATACAGTTAGTCGCTACGCTATCCCATAGGTCTATGCCAGTAATTAGAACGCCCCACAAATCCTCGTGCTTCTCCATAGCGAACTGCATGATTTTCATCGTTCGGTCATGGGTAGCAGGGTAGTCGTAGGCAGTCCTCTCTCCCTTGAGGTATACCCAAGGTTCCCAACACTTGATGCCCTCATTGTTCGGATAGTATGCTGACTTAGTAGCGGAGCCACCATTGTCGAAATCGACAACCCAAAATTGCTTCGCGCTCATGCCTTCACCTCTTCAAACTCGTCAAGAGTAGTTTGTCTGCCCTTCCCCTTATGCTTGTCGCAGTATCGCTGATAGAAGTCGAATATGATGGCACTCTTACCCGTATTCTCCTTCCCCACCAACGCCATGAAGATGTGAGTCTTCGGTTTGTTAGCATTCACGTCTGCGAGTTCTGCACGTAGTTCCGCAAATGGGTCGGTGTTAGCAGCCTTGCTTGCCGACTTCTTCTCTTCCTGTGCCGCCTTCGTCTTTCCGAATCCCGCCATCACTCACCACCATCCGTGTTGCTTTCATCCACTGAGAACATTCGGTTCAGTTCTCCTATGTCTGTCTTCAATTGGTTCATGGTTTGGTCAATCGTGTTAGCGAACCGCTCAAACGAGCGTAGGTAAGCCAACCTACGAGAATGCTCTTTCTCCATTAGGGTGGCTTGCGCAGTAAGTTCGTTATACCGAGCGATGGTGTCATTTAACTCCGTCTTAAACTTGGTCAATTCTTTCTTCAATTCATCCTTAGTCATGTCTTTTGTTGTCATTTTTTTCTCTCCTTTCAATCGAATTGCGATAGGTCAGTGTCTCCACCGTCCACTCGTCTTGTGGACCTTCTGTTGTCTGCATAGATGCCCCATACCGTAATCTGTGGGAGTCTATTGCCGTCTTGCACCCTCATCTTCAATCTTCCATGAATGAGAATTGTGCTTTTCTCCGCAAAGCCCCATAGTTCATCGTCCACGTCTATGAAGTGGAAGGGATGCGCTAAGTCGTGGCACGTGCCGCTTACCCAACATGGAATCTCGCCTCTATTCTTCGTTCCATAGGTGTCTTCGAGCGACCGTGATGTAATGGAGAGGCTAAAGTTCCTCCCCGTCTCATCCCACTCGGATTCCCTGCCCTCAGTGGACATTCTCGTGACTCTTCCTTTCACGATTATGTCTGGGCCGATTGTGCCGTCGTTTCCATCTCGCCCTTTGAAGTGCCTCTTTCGTGAATCGAAGGCCTCTTCAAGTTCATGTAGCGGAACATACAAGTCATCTATTAGTTCCTCATCTGTCCATAATTTGAATGGGTTGAGAAGGCTTCTTTCGCTTTCTGGGCACCACTCGTTTGTATATGCCATAGTTTCCGAGAAATTGAAGTTCGTTCCAAGCACGTCTTGGAATGCCTCGTTCTTCGATGTAGGTAGTCTTACCTGTATCTCCACAGGCACGCCAACGTGTATTGGTAAGTGTGCGTTAGTGCCGGTCAAGTCCACTCGCCAAGGCTTTATCTCGCCTTGATTCAAGAATGCTCCCTTCTCGTTGCCCAAGAAGCGGTAATATCGCCCCATTCTTACACATGGATATGGTCGTCCTGCCTTAGATAACAGACATAGCCACTCATCTCCGACCTTGAAGCCCATAGTAGGCTCTTCCTCAGAAGTTTCCTCAGTCACTATCTGCTTGAGATTCGTGCTGATACACCATACGTCTCCTTCAACGTAGTAATGCCCCACGAGGCCAGACGAAAGTGCTTCGTTAGCGTCATCTGTCCATCTTTGTGTAGCGTTCCTAACTGCCCATCCGTTCCGGTCGTTCATCTTGTCTTCAACACCGAGCCATTCACCAACGAAGGTAAGCGTCTCTCCGCCTCCGCCGCTCACATTGGACTTTCGGTCCTCCATGAACATCATCTCGCTCCAATCAATCAGAAGGTCTGTGTCCTCTTTCTGCCAATCGTCGCAACCGTATGTTGTGGCTATGTGCTTAGTGTAGGCCGCTACGACCTTCTCGACGCTCTCGCCGGTCCTTTCGGCCTGCATTTTGAAGCGTTCCATGACCTCGGAAGGCCACTCCTTCTGTTCCTTCTCCGTTTTACTAAACGGATTCTTGCTATCTGTCTTCTTTTCTTCATTCATTTTTCTTCACCTTTTCTCTCATTTTCGCCACCGCATAATCGCAGTAGGAGTAGTCATCGCCGGGCCATGTGTATCTATGCGTCATCACGTCACCGTATGCCGCCATTATATCCCATATAGAATCGAGGTTATCCTCTTCATCAAAGTAATCGTATATGTTCAGATAGAAGTTCCTCATTACTTGATGTAGGGAACGCCCGTTCTTGAGCATCTCATGGAAGTTATTGCGCACTTTCCACCACTCGTCTCCTATGGCGTGGGCAATCGCATCTTCACCCATTGTTTCCTCTAAGCGTGATAGTCTCTCTCCTAATTGCTCCATATCAATTGAATCGAGGAACATGATAGATGCACGCAAATCCCCGTTCATGACTTTTACGAGGCGTTCTAAGAGAGCACCACCAATGTCGAACGGATTATCTTTCCTGTAGGTATGAACCAAGACCTCGTATAACCTCACCATCCCATCATTTGGTGATACAGGCGTAAACGCATACACTTTGCATCGTGAGCGTATGGCTGGGCGTATCTTCTCTAATTCGTTGCACGTCATTATGACCATCGCATTATGACTATACTTCTCTATCAATTGTCTCATAGCGTCTTGCGCGCTTGGTGTGAGGCCGTCTGCCTCATCGAGTAGGATGATTTTTCTCGGCGTTCCGAGAGGTTTGCTACGCATCGCAGACTTGAGTTCGTTGCGAATGAAGTCTATGCCCCTATCGTCGCTGGCGTTGCTCTCAATGAAGTTCATATCGTTGAACCAATCATCGAGTAGCGTTCGTGCTATGACGTGAGCCGAACTCGTCTTACCCGTTCCCGGAGGCCCATAGAAGAGAAGGGCTTGAGGCCAATCATCTGCATCAGCCCACCCATTTACGTCTGCAACGAGTTCGTCCAACCCAACCAATTCGGTCAGGGTTTTCGGTATCGCCATTTCTGCGAGGTCCATGATTCTCTATACTATCTTCGTTTAAATACCAAAGGCATTTTCAAGCATCTCTTTTTCATTATCGAATGACTCAATCCAATTAAGGAAATCCGCGTCATTTGCAGATTTGCGCGGAATGGGATTTGCAGTGACCCATTCCATCATATTCAATCCCGCCCTATCTGTTATCGCTTCGCTCCATTGGCGATTCAAGAGATGAAACCACTTCTCTATCTCTTCGCGCTCTTCGTATTTCTCCTTGAGTTCAATACCGAAAGGTGCGAGAAATATCTCCACACATTGTAATTGACTGCCCGTTCCCGTTTTGAATAAAGAGCGCCAGCATATCCTTCTTCTCACACGATAACCCCATCGAGCGTCAGCCCTCTTTTCGACCCACGTTCTAAAGCGTATCTCCGTTAGGATGATGCCCAACCCCATCCATTCCTCGCGTCTGTCGTTAGTTTGCATCTATGCCCACCAAATCCACATACTGCGTCAAGTCAGATATACCCATATCACTCATCACCTCAACGAGAGATGGCTCGCTCAGTGTGTTTGTCCTCCTATCCACAAAAGGAGAACTCACGCCTAAGACGATGCAAACATCATCGGAGATTTCTCGCCACGACTTTGCTTCTTCTGTATTAGAGCCAATCATTCTTTCTATGTTGAATATCACTGCCGCTCGTTCTGAGGGTATTTGAACCGTGAGTAGTCCAACATCAATGTATTCGTCTCCATCAAGTGCGTGTAATTTCACGTATAGCGCATCGCCAGATTTGTATGATGCTATGCGTAGTTTACTGATATGTGATTGCCTTACGAGAATATACCCTCCATATTCCGTTGGAGAG